CTGGCTCAGTAAGGTAAAGACCTGTACCGTAAATTAGGTTGGCATCTCCACCTGTAACACGAGATGATTTATCTCCCATACAGCTAGCAATAGCCATATTAGTGAAATCGATCTTTACAGTTTTCATTATACTGCAATACCTACAGCATCCGCAGGACCGCTTACCCACTTTTTAACAGAAATAGGAAGCCAAGTACCTGCTGCAACATTAGTAAATGTAGTGGTATTAGTCAGAGCGTCCCCGGATAGAACGCATACAATTGTTCCACCGGCTCCGCTCCAAATCCCAGCAGTAGGCCCGGCGTTAGTAGCTCCATCTAAATCAGCCAAAACAATTTTGCGTTGTCCAATTTCTTGGTAAATGCTCATTTTTACTCCTAAAAGAGAACCCAATAAGCCCCTGTAGGTATAACAATAAAGTCATACCTACAGGGGCTATAAAGGTTATCAAGCAGTGGGCTCAGTAAGGTTGGTGAATAGACCGTGAGCGTTACGCTTGTGAGTACCAAGCTGCCAGTACTTCTTCATGAAGCCCTGGAACTCATCATAGTCATCCTTCCACTTGAGGACAGAACCATCTGAATCCTCAAAATACCAATCCCGCTTAGCGAATACCTTAAGCTCTTTCTCAGTTACGAGAGCCATATGCTTAGGTGGAGCGTCAGGATCTTCTACAAGAGGAATTTCCTTGCCGTGGTTAAATGATAGACCAACAAGACCACCATCGAATTGCTTAGGATCAACATAACGACGGGAGCCTTGCATGATGCTGTAGTATGCACGACGAACACCAAGTGAGCAGAAAACTGCTGACGGACGAGCGCCACCAGCCTTACGAATGCTGTCACACATCGTAATCATTGCTTGCTCAGTTAGAGTAGTAGTCGAACCATCTACAGTTGACTGCCAGAAACCATTACCAGCAGCACCGGAGTCGATACCATGAACAGTACCGGTGTTGCCAATTAGGCCAAGTAGACCGTAAGGCTCTTCACCATAGTTACCGCTACGAACAATATAGTCGTTAGCAGAAGCACCAGAAACAGTACCGGAAATAGTTACGACACCAGTTGTCTCGTTCACATCAACAACAGTAACAGTACCACGAACAGCACCCGAAGTACCGTTAATAACGTCGATAACCATGTCAACCTGAACAAGATCAGGACGATCAACAGTCACAGAGGGAGTACCACCAGTATAGGCTGAAACCTTAGCAATAATACCGGTGTCCTTCGCAGCCTGATCGCTGTGGCCCCAAGCAATACGGTTGGAGTCCTTTACGACGTCATCCTTAAGTCCATCCATTTCACCGTCCATTGCGGACATGAAAGTTTGTGGCTTAGTTTCAGCGAGAGCCATTGCCTGACCGCTAATTGAAAACCGAGCATAACCATACTTGAGGTTTTCTAGCGCACGCTGGTAACCCTGGCGTCCTGCGGCAGCAAGCTGTGAGCCTTCTGCACGGTAAGAAATACCCTGGTTACGCTTGGTACGAAGCGGGAATACAACATGCTGACCACCGATGTTATCTTCAACACCTTCTGCGGTCTGCTCAATTCGCTTAAGTGCAACAGCTTCTTCGTTCTGCTGCATATTGACAGCGCCTTCATACATTTCCTTGAGAAGGCTGGAAACAGTGGTAAGGGTTGCGCTCATTTTAGACCTCCTATGATCTTAGACTGCGCTCTAGGATTTTTGCCCCGATCTCTTTACGAGAGGCGGGATCTTTGAGTTTAGCCAAATCAACCTGGTCAAGTGGCGTTCCCGCAGGCCCCGTAAGAAGAGGGGGCGGCGTTTCACTGTGACTGTCAATAATTGACTGCTTTAGTTTATTCCAATTTTCAATAGCTTTTTCGGGCGATTGACCGCCTGCAATTTGGGTGAGGACGAAGGTATCGTCAAAATCACCGTGCTCAGTATGCATCTTTTCGAGCGTCGAGTCAAGCATCTTCATTTGCTCTTGCTCACGAGTAGATGATTCCATCTGCTCGATTTTCTGAGACAATGCGTTAATCTGCTCTAATGCCTGAGAAAGCTGAATATCCCCATCATCCATACCATCATGTTCGGGGAGACCTGTTGAATTTTCTTGCATTTGGATTCCTAGTCTTTCTGCTAGATTTTCTACTCCGTAGGTTTCCCTGACGAAATCTTCATTCTGTAGTAGGTAGTCTTTAAAATATTCGTAGAAACCTACAGGGTCGTTCTGGATGTCCTGTAGTACAGTTTGAGCATTGGTGAGCGTCGCAATATCACCAAGCTCTTCGTACTTCTTTAGACTGTTAGAATATTCTTGGAACTTACGGGTAACGTTTCCGTCCCAATCCTTAACGTACTTCTCGACGACAGCACGATCAGCCTCAGGAATTCCTTCCAGGTATTGACTACCAAACTCAGACAGGTTCGTTTCCTGTTGGCTGGATTCCTGGGGTGGGTTCTCCTGGCTCTGAAACGGACTGGGCATCGTTTCCGCTGACTGTGTTTCCTGGTCCATCATTTCCTTGGATGTTTTGGGCAACTTCGATAGTCATGTGCATATTCACATGCTCTTCGATTTGCTTTCTGATTTGTTCTGGTAGGAGTTCAAACTCCTGTGTTTTCATGAATTGCTGGTGCTCTTGAACGTGCGTAACATGGTTATCCCAACTGTTAGGCTCGAACATTTCGCCACGAGCAAGTCGTAGGTTTTCACGCTTGACTTGATTAATATCAACGTGAATCTCATCGTACATAGCATTCGTCTCGCTGACTTGGAAATGCTTAAGGACTGTAATGGGATCGATAATTCCCTTGTCCAGCAATTCAAGTAGTGACGCCTGCTTAGCTGCACGGCTTCTCGGTGCCATACTATCTGATACGACACGAAGATCAGTGTTGTTCTTTAGGTCACTACCCTTAAACTCAATAGCACCCTGTAGGTGAGTCTTAGAGATAGTGTTGATAATGCGAGCTTGCGGCCAGAACTGCTGAACCAAATGTAGACTCTGCCGACCTGATTTACCTACAGCTTCCTCTAGACTAGCAATAGTATGGTGTAGGACTGAATCGTTCTCTTCTTGTAGGTATGCAATAGCTGACGCAGCTTCAATGCCTGGGGGAGTTCTACCCTTAGCGACTTCAAACTGTGAAGAGTTATCATCCATATCCATGAGAAGCATCTCTAGGATACGATCGATATAAGTAGGCATATCCGGGTTAACTAGACGCTTCGGAAAGTCCGCTCCCGGCATAACCTCAATAACTTGTCCCGGAACAGCACGGATCTTTTTAACGTCCGTTGATCCCTTCGTAACAACAAGTGCAGGCTTAGAGGTAAGATCCCGAGCCTCAGCAAGTTGGGATTTAGTAAGGTTATATTCCTTCTGCATTGGAATAAGACCTTCAATGGTACTAATTCCGTAAAAACCACCAGAGGGAATATGAGTGATCTTAGCGAAGGGGTACTCTTTATGCTTGTACGGCCAAGTGTTGGTTTCGTAAAGTGTAGTTCCATTAGCCCAAATACATAGCTTTCCTTCGGGATATTCCGTGCAAGGCTTAATCCACAGTTCCTTAACTAGGACCTGCTTCATCGTATTGTTTTGGCGAATATTAATGGCGTTGCGGAACTTAGTCTCAGTATTACTTGTGGAAACCTGAGCAGTCGCCTCTACATCTTTGCCGTAACGATCTTTTACAACTTTAGGGTCATAAGCACGCTCATGCAATACCCACGGCTGATCTTCAATGTCCTCGAGTTCTAGGAAAGGTACGATAATATGAAAAGGTGAAGGAGCCTCATAGACTACCTTGCCCGCCATTTCCCTACCGTTTTTACCTACAGGTAGCGTACCTATAGCATCATAAATCGTCTTAATAAAACCTGTACCGGTTTGTAGAGTCCACCAGCTAGCAGCTCGACGAGATACATTAAACTTACAAGCGTATGCAAGGTATTCAGCGATTGCTTCACCAGTTAGTGCGGCAGCAATATCACTCTGATCCGTACTGTTTGGCTGAACGAAATACTGCGGCTCTTCCCTAGTAATCTTAGTGTACTCACGCCGAATAATTGGCATGATCCGGTTAAATACGAGCCGCTTTCTATTTGACTTAGGCTGAACTAGAGCATAGCCAGATTCGTGCATTGCTGACTTTTGCCAGACAACCCATTGCTTGCCACGATAAAAAGATAGGTTAGTGTACCACTGTTGCTCAAAGTTAATTCGAGCATTGCGGGCCTCTTTAATCTTTTCTTCCCACTTAGAGATTGAAAAGTCTGATTGATAAACCTCTGGTTCTTCCATCATTCCTCAGTCTCAGGTAGATCGGAAATCTCAGGTAGATCGGAAGTTGGAACAGTTTCTAGTTCATACAAATCGATTGTCTCCCAACCGATTTCTTCTTCTAGACTGTTTTTCCAATCTTCATCTTCAATCACTACCGGTTCCCCAAGCGAGGGAAGCGGAGGCTGCGACTTGTTCGCTAGTGCCTTCGATAGATCCTGAATAATTTTCGTTTGCTGTTTCGTCAGATCCATCAGAAATTTCACTAATGTCTCGTTCGTGTCCATCTAGATATACCTCTACATCGTTATTCTTAAGGTAGTGGGCAAATTGCCTGTGTGCGTCTACAATGAGACTGTTGAGGCAATCACAGCATAGATATAGCACGCCGTCAAGCCACAAGCTAGGAGCTTCCGGGTTTTCCTTAATATTGAAGTCTAGGTCAAAACCAAGATCAATATACCAGTCTTTGTGCTGACTCCCACACTTACCGCAAACTCCTGGTGCAGCAACTGGGTTGGAGTAAATACTCACTTTACGCATTAATCAATCAATCCTAAATGTTCGTCAAACACCCGTTCAGGTGTTGAATGGTGGGCAGTTTCAAAACTGGAAACCGACCTCGTAAAATCAAAACCTTCCGGCATAATCTCACGTAGTCGTTCCAACATGCTTTCTCGCTCTTCTTTTTCCGTTTCAGGTAGACTCATAATAGCATAACGCAGAGCGTCCATAGCGTGATCGTTACGCTTTACCGGTTCTTCTAACAGGTTGGATCGAGCCTGTACCTTTGAAGAAACAGGCTTCTTCCATTTGTAAGTTCTCGCCTCACGGATTGTGTTAGTGCAGTTGCTGGTGATCTTGAGTCGTCCATCATTAAGTGCTGACTTAACTCTAAGAATTCCGGCTCGAACATCATTGTTCCCCAGCATGTACCAGACACCATGTTCTCCATATTCCTGGCGAATACTGGTTCCGGTAATAGGATCTGTATTTTTGGTACTTGGGTCTCCGACCATATAATCGATTTCGAGTCCAAGCTCGGAAACAAGTTCAACATAAGCCTCCGCATTTTCCTTAACCAAACGGTCCGTGACGTAGTATTCTTCAAATTGAATAATCTCCTGGTCTGGACCTACAGCAAAGAATAAAATAGCAGTTGGGTTACGTAACCCGTGATCGAAACTCGTAAAGAACTTCCACCCTTTCCACTTATCCATATCACTGAAATCTAGGGGTGGAATAATGTGGTTTCCGAATTCAGGGTAGATAAGGGTAGTCTCCGAATAACCAGAACCTGAGGTACGGGCATTCCTTTCATCCTCATCCATGATAAACGTAAGCTTCTCGATGGCTTCGGATTTGATGTGTATATTCTCATGTGTAGAGGCTTCAAACAAAGTAATGAAGTCAATAAGCCCCGCTTTAATCGGTTCATATAGGTCATCGGCGGTCCAAGAGAAATCAATAAGTGGCGTCATAGTCATCCACCACATTCCGTCCGTGTCGATAAGACGGGCTAAACATTCCGTAAAGATTGCTTTAGGGGGCTCTTCGTCGAAATGCACGAAATGACGGGAAGTACCTGCGAATTTATCAATGTCCTGATCGTAGGACATAAATTCGCAGGTACTCCCGTTAGTCAAAGTTAGCAACCGTGTATTCTTGTGGTACGACTTTTCCCATTTACCATCGATTAATAATTCGGGCGGAACCCACTTTTTAAACTCTG